ATCCATGCAATAAAACTATTCATTATGTCCTCCTGATTTCAATTTTAAGGGGCATGAAATCAGGATTCTCCAGGAGTTCGCACTCCCAGAGCCTTCATTTATTTAACGTTTTAAATACGCACTGCTACAGAAGCCCGTGTAAGCTACTCCCTTCACAGTAGTCTTTACATAATACCAAGGCTTTCCTTTATACGGACTGTAATATCCATAACAGGAGACCGCTGTCCCCTTCGGGATCGTAACCAGAATATCTTTTGTTGTACCGGCTCCCGCTCTCAAATTCAGATCTACCGTGGTTTTATAGGTTCCGCTGATAGATACATCCTTTTTCTGGGCTGCTTCAACTTTTTTATTCTGGCTGCTCTTGGAACCATTGTCCAGAACAACCACAGTGTGTCCTTTCGTCTTTGTGACCAGGATATCCCCTCGTAACAAATAGTCAGCAGCTTTGCAATACTTATTTTCTTCCAGGATATAAAACTGGCCAGTCTGTTTCAGTTCGTCCACCTCATTCGCTGTGCTAAAACCATTCACATGAATGCCTGCATAAAGCACACAGCAACGTACCAATTCAGAGCAGTCTGTTTCCACGGCTGTATTCACCTTGGAAAGATCGTAAGTATATGGCTTCGCTGCCGCCGTTGCCGTTCCTCTGTGTCCCTGGCAATAACCGATATTGTTATTCTGGCAGGCGGCTTCCATATTTTTAGCGATTGCCTCCCGGACTGCAGGTGACTTTGCTCTAATAACAATCCAACCCTTTGAATGCAAATACCAGGGCTGCGTTGAGACCTCTCTGCCAGTCTGATCGCCTGCCTTGCCACCATTTACTCCGCCATTTTCATTGCTTCTTGCACTTCCAACTCTTACTCCCATTTCAACTACACCTCCACATCATCCGTTGCTTCAATCACAATTCCCGAATTTTCCTGAATCTGCATCTGCTTTACTGCAGCTTCAATCAGGATCTCAATCTGTTTGTCCGAAAGTGCGATGTTCTTCTCCTGAAGAATCTCTTTTAAAAACTGCGTAACGATGGCTTTTTTCTCTTTTCCACCAGTGGCTTTCATGGTCTGCTGGGCCATTAAAACCGCTTTATATGCCCACTGGGCTACCAGGTTCAGCTTCTCAGAATCAACCTTGCTTTTTACCCAAGGAAGCACATATCTGGTTAATACCAGCACCGCTACCATCACCAAAATCTTTAAACATTCAAAACAAATATCACTCATTCTCCGTCTCCTCCATTATTTTTTTATCTGTCTCCCTGTCCTCCAGTTCATATTGTCTGGAAAGATGTCTATCTTTCGTTGTCTTGATCCAGCCCATTACTCCACATTCTCCGCCACATACGCTAAACACGCAGGTACATAAGGTATCTGGGATTCCCCCTGTTTTTATGTAAATAGCAATCATTGCAATCACAAAAACAAGTAAAAATATCGCCAAGATTACAAGGATCACATCCATGGTCTTCCACTTTTCTCTTTGCATGATCTTCCTCCAATTAAAAAGGCACATCGGAAACATCCGATGCACCTGCTTTTACCTTATTATTTCTCTGTGAGCTTCGTCCATATAAGGAAGTTCTCTGCAGCCGTATTCAGCTACGTTCATTTCTTGATCAATAGAATCCAGCTTCTCCCGATAATAATTCTTTACTTCTTCGGAAACCTGGTTCATATGTTCCAGATCTGTTACCAGCTCCCGGAGGAGATCTGCCTGCTTGGTTGTCACATCGCAAAGCGTGTCTATAATATGAAGCAGAGTCATGTTTCTTCTCCCTTCCTATCATTCCTGTTTTTCCGCTTCAATAGCCGCTTTCACCTTTTCACGGAAGGCCGCCGGTACGCTGTCAATGGTTCTGATTCCAGCTTTAACTAAAGTCACATAAAGTTCTAACATATTACACGCCTCCATTCTCTTTTTCATACAGATCTGCAATGGCCTGCATGATGACTAACTGATTTTTTTCTGTTTCAATAAGTTTTTCATAGATATCTGCCTGAGCGGCCATGGAAGTCAGCATATTTTTATTGCTGTTTTCCTGCTCCAGGGCTGAAAAATATTCTTCTTTTGTAAGAATCCTGTACTCGCATGAATAACCCTTATCAACTTCTCCGTTCCCGTCTTTTCTTTCATACGGAGTGATATTGCGCCTCTGAATGTAAGTGCCTTTTCCAAGCTCCTGAAGGGTTTCAGGCTGTTCTCTGCAGAGTTCCTTTTTCCATTCCTGCATGACGATTTACCTCCCTTGTCATCTTTGAAATAATCCGTTTGATTTTACGGACGTTTACCAATTCCTTAATATGTATCAAATACCAGTCATACGTTTCTGAATGTGTGATCCACCCCAGCAACGATACAAAACCACGGCAAAGCCCCAGCGGAAACCGCTGGCCGTTTTCTTCCTTTTTATGCAATTTTCGGGCTATGCGCTCTACATGAAGTAATATGCGCTTCCGGATCAACACTTTTGACCGGTAAAACAGCCAGCCCATGGCCGACACGCAGCGCCCCGTTTTCTTCCCATTTTTCTTGGTGTATTCAAATCGGAACACCTGCCAGTCACTCTTCATGCGTAGTCTCATCTTTCCAAGCACCTGCCGAATGTAAAGCAGTGCCTGGTGCAGCTTCTTTTTGTTATCATCAGCCAGCGTATAATTATCCATATACCGGACATGATGTGCTATTTTCAGCTTACATTTAATGTCATAATCCAGTTCCTGGAGCATGAAATTCGCAAGCCATTGAGAAAGATAGAAACCTAAAGGCATTTCTTTAGGAAAATATGTCATGCAGACATCAATCAGATGTAGGAAAAAGTTATCTTTAACTCTACGCTCTAATTTTTTCCGAACAATTTTATACTGAATATGGCTATAAAAATGTCGGATATCTGCCTGTGCAAAGTTCCTGATTCCCTTTCCACTTTCGATCCAACGTCTGATAGCTCGCTGCCCCTTCAGGGAACCCCTTCCGGGAAACGATGAGAAGCTCATCGGATAACTGCTTCCCGCTATGATCGGCTCCAGGATCATTACAATAACATGCTGAATCCAGAGTTCCACCATAGTCGGTACATAAACAACCCTCGTCTTTCCAAACTCTTTAATAATTACCGGGTTATGCTTTACTGGCTTAAATCGTTTTTGGGGATCAGTCTGCCATCCATCCGGTTTCGTATTCAGGATAATTTCCTGGATTTTCTTAACCCAGGCATCCAGATTTTCCTCCGCCATTTGAAAGTCTTTTCTCTTGGTTTTCCCTTTTCTCATACTTTTAAAAGCCTTTTTAATCACATCTTCCCGGCAGGCCAGCCGATACAGGTATCTATAACTTTTCTTTTTCTTCCAGGGAATCCCGGTCACCTTTTCAATATCGTATTTCAATATACGCATGATCTTCTATCTCCTCGCCGCTTTCGGACATTTCCTGCTACTTGCAGCTCCTGACCGGAACTATTTCCACTCACCAAAACCCATAAGGGCGGATATAACGATGTTTCAATCGTCTGCGGTGTAGGATTACCGGGAACATTTTGGTTGTCGTTCTAAAATTGATAGAAAAAGGACGCGCCGTAGTTCCACCAGGCGTTAGCAGCCACATTGTTCAGTGTGCGGGCCCAGAGGCCGTCATTAAGACCGTCATTGCAATTGCCGAACCGTAGCGAAACCGCCGGAAAGGGTGTTCCGGTAACCCCTAAAATTCGTTTATTCCCTGCAAGGGCATCGGGGGAAATCCCCCGAACCCCCTATTTTCTTTATGGGGGAAGACCCCCATACCCCCTAACAGCAGCTCACGCTGCTGCAGGTGCTGGAAGAAGTAAGGACGCGCCGTAGTTCCACCAGGCGTCAGCAGCCACAGCGTTCAGTGTGCGGGCCCAGAGGCCGCCAGTAAGACCGCCAGCGCAACGGCCGAACCGTAGCGAAACCGCCGTGATTGTGGCGTTTACCCAAGTATGATCACAATAGCCAGTTGCCGAAGTTCCCTCAATTTCCTCTGACGGAATCGCTCCAAAACCTTTGACTACGTGCATGGTCGCATTGTAATGGTTTGCTGTCACGTTGCAGCCTGTATCCAGATACCCGTCTCCACTCAGATTGTAGGTATAATCTGTAGATACCTTAATTCTTCCATTGACCGCGACCATATACGGATCACGCTGCCAAAGCATATAACTGCCCAGAACAGCGCTATGAAAAATCTTATTGAAAGACTTATTATCATCTGATCCATAAAACCGGCCGCCTCCAACTACCTTGTTGATCTGAGTTCCATAATGCTGGGCTTTATCCTCTACATAGCTGGAGCACATTCCGCTTCCAAAAGAACTTTGTGAATCTGTGCTTCGCGTAAGCATTACACAAATATCTGCTAACGTATTTGTAAGCGGGCCGCCGAAGAATAACCCGCTTGCACTCGTTTTCAAAATCGCTGTGTTCTGCTCTGTAGTGCCTATTGCGGTTCCTGATGAATTATCAGAAGAGCTTCCTGAAGCAGTCAGGCAGCTCCACTGACCTGCAATGCTTCTCATCCTTCCGTTTCCATCAATAGAGCCATAGAACATGGGAATGAGCATGTAGTCCCTAACTTTTCCTTTGACATTAAAACCAACCGGCTGGAAATCCGGATCAACCTGCCGCTCGCAGAAGTATACATAACGATCTGAACCGACCTTATATTCCTTTTTGTAGATCTTCTTAATGACCGCCATTGCATTTCCTGCAAAATTTGCATTTGATACATCTGAAGCTGTTCCGTCTGCTTTCTTCGTATAATCATCCGGATTCAGATAATATTTGATTTCTCCATCCCACCCACACATAACCGGCACATTCGCTTTTAACCAGCTCCAATCCGCCCAGGAGCCATAATCCATGGCATGAGTAGCCATATTCATGGACATAGGCTTAAAGTCCTTGTTAGCGCCCAAGTATTCTACACGGGTAGCTGGATTCAGATCTGATGCTTCGTGAATAACCATTCCATAGATCGGTGCGTCAGTCGGGATCAGGTTCCGGATCAGCTTCTCTGTCTGCTCCTTCACTTCCAAAAGGGTTTCCTGCTCCGCAATAAAAACCTTATTTTCCGTCATTTTTTCCCTCATTTCCAGCATAATATAACACGATGCGTCATATTTTTGCTTATTTTGTTATTTTATAACGTATCCCGTTATCATATAACGGAATCCGTTATTCTCCAGTGCCATCAGCTTCTTCCGAAGGAAGCTGAACATAATAAAGATGACCATTTTCCATCCCCAGACGGATCTTCGCTCCGTTTTTGTCATCCTCATAAATTTTGGCATCCACCTGCAGTGCCTTGTCATTTTCAAGTAACTGCTGATAGCGTTCGTTAAACCGGTCTGCATGTGCAGGAGTTGATGTTGTAAGAGCCTCCATCTGGAGGTTCAATGTAGGATTGTTCTTGATTGGTAAGTTAGCCATTGTGTTCCTCCCTTAAAACGTGTCCTTAATCCAGAAGGTCATCGCAAGATCCGCATCCTTGCCTTTAGCTGAAAACCGCTTAATATTAACGATATCACCATTAGCATCATACAAGCCGATCTCGCTGATCTCTTTGCCCGCCAGCTCCTCTTCGGTCAGCGTACATTCATACTTGCATTCTGTATCGCTGACCATTGTATAGCCGTCATACTTCTTTCTGAGAAGTTCATTTCCGAGGGTGCTGTCTGTTTCCGAAAGAGGAATAATGTTCCCGCTTTCATCCACACCGCCATCACCGAAAACAAAACCCACGATTTTCGGGAGCTGGATCTCTCCGGCCCTGGCTCTAACCATATTTTTTCTTGCTGTCACTGTGATGATCTGATTCTGTGTCATGTCAATTCCTCCTCACGCCTCTCAGCGTCCAATATTCTCTTTCCGTTCAAATTTTGGCTGCCATCCAGAAACCATAAATCCTTATCCAGTCGAACACGATAGTCATTTTCCTCTTTGTTTTCTATCTTTCCAAAATCAAAGTGTTGTCCGTACTCATGTGGGTGTCTCAGAATTTCAAGAAGAACAGAACCATCTAATTTCCACGCACCGTTTAGTGTTGGAACTTGCCAGAACTGGGATTCAAAGCCCATGGATACCATGCCGACAGTGTTCTCATCTTGGCAGATTGCTGTCATAAATCTGGCTGCCTCCGTGAAATCCTCATGAAGTTCTATTTCTCCAATTTCATAGGTTAAGCCGTATTCATCTGCCTTACGGACTGCATCAAGATTGTATGTACCGTCCAGCAACCAGGCTCCATTCAATGTCCGAACCGGCCAAAACTGCGCTTCATAACCCAGTGCCATTCCTGTCACGGTATATTTTTCCGGGCTAATATAGCCACTCTCTATCAGTAAAATCACACGATATCTTAAATGTGCTGGCAGCCATTTGTCCAAAAATACCCGGATGTCTTTCATATCAACACCCACAATTTTGCTTACATCCAGCGTTATCGTTGCCAGGAGCTTGTCCGCATCTGCCTCTACTGTTGTATCAGCTCCTGTTCGGGCATCCAGTTTTTCCTTCAACCAAGCCTCATTGACCAGCTCCTCATGGAGTAGCGCCGCCGCCCCATACATTTCATCAATAATTCTTTCTATCTCAGCCAGGATTATATCTTCCACATTCAGAAGGTCTTCCATTTGCCTCATCTTTCGCACTCTGGCCGGAAGCATCTGTTCACTATTCAGTGACACTGATAATCACTCCCTTCAGAGAAAAGAATTTGTTATAATCTGCCGTGATAGAATCCTTTTTTCCATTTATTGTTAAGTCCACCACCTCGGAGACACCACTCACCGCGCTGATGATATTGCTGACTTTAAAGAAGTTCAGGGAGATCACTCCGCTCTGGAAAGCAATTTCCAGAAAATGTGCCTGAACATCTGTCTGAATCTGGCTTTTAACCGTTTCCTCCGTGTATCCGGCTGTTTTGTGAATCTCGCATACAATGGTTACATCAATACTCTCCGCTGCAGATACCACCGGGTTAGCCCCCACAGGCCGCTTCGTATTGATATACTCCTGCACAATCCGGATTTCTTCTTCCGTAGGTGCCTGGGCCGTTGTGGAAACAATGGCGATATATACGTTTCCTGTTCCGTCTCTTGGACTGGAAACTTTTGCATTTCCCGCCACCCTTTTGCCCTGGGCATTGGTTGCTTCCTTGGCCCATTTCACATAATGTTTTTCATTTCCACTGGTTCCCATGTCACTTCCTTGAGCAGCCAGTTCATCCTGCAGGGGAGCAATGAGCATCGCATTAAATCGGGCCAGTTCTTCAGATACCGCCTGCAGGTTATCCATTGTAAAGCTTCCCTCTATCCTGGAATCTTCATTTTTGAGGCTTCCTTTCATCCTGGCCAGAATTCCATCTGCCGTAAAATCCATTTATACATTCACCCCTTCCATTCGGATCGGTACCGTTTCTTTCCCATAAATGCTGGTACAGTCAAATGTTACTTTCATCCCCCAGCTACTGGTCTCAAAATTAAAATTTTCCAGTTTCTTGATATATGGATTTACCATTAACGCTTCGGTAATATAACGCTTCATTTCTGACTTTACTATTTCTCCGTTCATGGAGTGTCCAATGAGCTGATCCTCATATTCTTCTCCGAAGGCCGGAGAATAAGCTACGTGTCGGAACCGGGCTGTTGTAAGTGCCTTAAATATCCAGATCCGGAGTGCAGCATTTCCTTCCACCAGATAAGTGCAGCCATTTTCATCCAGAAGCAGTTCATTTCTCGCATAATCATACGCATATTCTTTCAGTAATGGTAAATCAGTTACTTTTTTCGTATCTGTAACCCCAGACGCATCAATAAATGGAAAAATGCTCATCCTGCCACCGCCCTTCCAGCTATATAAAAGCCGCTTCCTGTCATGACAACCACCACCGTATCACCTTTCTTGATTACATATTTTTCATGGAATTCTTTCAAAAATTCATATGCTGCAGCCGGTTCAAACGGTGTTTCAAAGGGCTTTAAAATCTCATCACCGCCATCCGATGCCGCTACCGTCAAGGCCGGATTGATGTAAATGCCAGCAGATACTGTCTGCCCCTGCAGTTGAATAGACAAAGGCTTCACACTGATCACATCAGCCAGGAATGTTCCATCTACGCTTGCCTGAACCCCGCCACCGGAGTTTATATCCGCAGCTCCGCCACCGGATATACGTTCTTCAATTGCGTGAACCATTCGCACGATGTTATGATCTGTCATGTCAGTCCCTCCTACTTACTTTTCTTATTGTTTGTGTCCTTCTCGATTTCCTCCTCATCCATCAGATTTTCAAAAGCCAGGGTAAGATCCATTTGCGCTTTTCCATTGGTAAAGGTATGAGTATCGCTTTCTATGTAAAACTGTCCATACAGTCCAGAAACTTCATCCTGGACAATAATGGAATAGCCAGAGACCGCCCTGAAATCATTCGGTACTCCAGATACAGATCCAGAATTTTCTACAGAAACCAGTGCTTTTTGTGCTTCTGCTGAAATATCTTCTTTATCGCTCTGTTTCATAACTTTCTGAACCAGGCCATATTTTTGAATGGACTCTGCATCCTCTATCACCTTGATCTGATTTCCTTTACTGTTGGTGATAATTACACGGTTTACCAGGTTCTGCAGAGTGCTTTTATACTCTGTATCAATTAGGTTGTAATCTCCGGTCATCACAGCTCCACACAACGTCCCCTTTTCAATCACACAAAGCTGATTGATATTTTTAATCAGAGGAATGTATTTTGTACCATTCTTTCTGGCTGCTACTGTATAGGCCATCATGATTGCCTTATATGCCTTTTTTCCAAAACACGGTGATTTCACTACAACTCCATTGGTCGGAGCCAGTTCTCCGCAGGGAATATCCAGTTTCTGGCAGATCTGTGTGACAATACTTTCTGGTGTCCCAGAAAAGACCATATTCACATCAGACTGGTTCACGTAAAACAAAAGATCATATGCCAGATAACTTACCGTTTTAGAGCTGCCTTTTTTATCCGCATCAAATATAATCCCGCCGAAAATATTATTTCCTTCATTATCCTGCATGATAATTTCATCCCCAATGTCAATGGACACATTCGGGAATAGAGTATCTTTTTTGTTCTGTGCGATAGTGAAATTGATTTTTCTGGACACCTGGGAAGTATCACCAGACCAAGTGATCTTTTCAATTAGCTGGCTGATATCCTTTCCTCCTGTCAGTAATTTCATTCCTTCCACCGCCTTTATGCAGGAATCGAAAGCACAGTACCCGGATAAATCCAATGCCCGTTCCCGGAACTGCTTTTTCCATGGCTCTTGGCTGCCGCTTCAATCGTTCCGCTATTTGCACCATATATCTTCGTATACTGTGCCCCATTCCCATAATATTTCTTTGCAATTCCCCACAAAGTATCTCCGCTAACCACCGTATGGCTTCCACCTGCGCTGGTATTGGGCCGATCTGTAAGGCCATTGTCTCTGACTTTTGGCATTATATTTACCGTTGGGACGTTCAAAGTAACGTACTCTGAAAAAGACATGGTATAATAAATATCCTCGTCCCCTTCATTTACAGAATAATTCAGTTCATCCATCAGCATTGCCAGATTGATATCCATATCCGTTACAATAACGCGAACTACCTTTTTCGATGTTTTCCACTCATCCAGCATGGTGATGTAACCTTTCGGTGTATCTTCGGCCAAGTCACTGAACGGAGAATTCTCTGACGGGAAAAAGCTGGAAAACTTTGTGCGCTTCAGCCCACGGTCTCCTGCCAGATTGACTTCTCCCATTTCCAACAAAGTTATCGTCTGATTTAACTGTTTTGACGTAAATTCCACCGTTTTAGGGTTAATCGGGAGCTCGATGACTTCGCTCCGATTATCCACGCTTAGTTCAATGATCCTCTCTTTCATAAGCTCCCTCCTATCCCATATTTACAATTACTTCTACAAATTTCTTTGCTACTTTATCAGCCATCTCATCAATATCATCCTCTGACCGGACATTGATGGTATCTGCAAGTTTGGCAATCTGGACTGTGATGCTTCCGAGGAATCCTCTTGCGCCACCGGACGAAGTGCTGCCCGGTACCTCCATGCCGCCCCTGCTTTCCCTGATCCGGTCGATCAGAGCCGAAAGATGCTGGTCAATATTTGTTAAAATGCCGATAACAGAGGACATTCCTCCGCCGTTTCCGGAGGATGCTGCCATGCTTCCCTGCACTACGCCACCGAATGCATTGCTGGTCAGAGACACGCTTTCCTTGTTTGGAAGTATCCTGGAACCTCTCGGCAGATTTACAAGTTCTGGGCCTTCCTCACCTACCCAAGTAAGTCCACCACGCCAGTTGTTGTCTCCAGCCGCATTCTTTCCAACGTTTCCTGATCTGCTGCCTCCAGAGCCTGCAATCTTGGCTCCTGTGCTGCTGATCCAGTCCGCCACCTTACCGATAGCTGAGCCGATTCCTTCCACGATAGGCTGAACCACGCTCCAGACGCTCTCCAAGATACTCTGAATTCCTGGGAATACGCGCTGTACCACGCTGAAGACAAGCTCGAATACACTAATGCACAAATCCATAATAGGTGAGATCACGCTCCAGGCTGTGGTCAATACAGAACCGATTGCCGGGCCAGCTACTGCGATAACTTCCTGGATGAAGCCCATCCGCTCTCCGATGAAGCCGATCACAGAACTTACTTTCTCACCAATGCCATCGAATATTGTACTGAAAACAGGGGCAAGCGCCACAACAGCCACACCGATAGCCGACACCAGCCCCGCGATAACCGGTGATGCCTGAGAGATCAGGCCACTGATACCAGAAACCACACTTGAAATCACCGGGAGTATTACTGGAAGCATAGTTGAAACAGTGTTCACAATGCTTCCAATTGCTGGGGCACTGGCTACTGCAGCCTGACCAAGGGAATTTGTTATGCTCTTTCCGAAAGATACAAGTTCCGGTATAGCCGCTGAAAACTTGGAACCCAGGTTTCCGATACCATCAAACGCCTGGTTGACTGCGCCGCTCATAGAAGATGGCAGTGCGCTCACAATTCCGTCTTTCAGACCCTTGACGATTTCTCCACCAGATTCTTTAATCTTCGGAGCAGCCGCCTTTATACCTGTTTTCACAGCTCCAGGAAGCGCTTTTACGACTCGTCCAACCATCGGAACCGCATTCTTGAACAGGAACGTGCTGGCCGTCTCCACTACAGAGCCCATAGCGCCTTCTACATCACCGCCACTCGCCATAAAGCCAAGCAGATTTTTAACTGCGGACTTCATGGCTCCGAAAGATCCGCTGAATGTGGTCGATGCTTCTCTCGCTGTGGTTCCTGTAACATCCAGTTTTTCCTGGATCACATGGATCGCGTTATACACATCCGCCAGATTATCCAGGTTATACTTAACTCCAGAAATTTTCCCAGCATCCTTTAACAGACGCTCCATTTCCGACTTCGTACCACCGTAACCAAGTTTCAGGTTATCCAGCATGGTGTAGTTCTGCTTGGCAAAGCCCTGATAAGCGTTCTGGATAGAACCTATGTCGGTACCGAATTTATTCGCGTTATCTGCCATATCTACCATGGCCTGATCCGCCACTGTGGCCGCTTTTGCCGTATCACCCTTTAAACTGTTCAGCAGTGAAGCTGAAAAGCTGGTGACCTGCTCCATATAATCATTTGCTGATAATCCCGCTGTTTCAAAGGCTTTGTCCGCATTCGCTTTGACTGTATCCGCATCATCCTTGAATAAGGTCTCGACACCGCCACGGCTCTGCTCCAGCTTCGCACCTTCGCTTACCGATGCTCCCACCACTGCAGTAGTGGCCGTGGCCGCTGCGATTGCAACCGGTATAACAACCTTGGTTCCCAGTTCTTTCATTTTTCCGCTGATAGCAGAAATTCCTTTGCCGGTAGCATCCTTGATCTTCACTACCGGCTCGGCAACCTTTTTCCCAAGATCTTTTACACGGCTTTCTACCGCTTTAACTTTCGTTGTGGCCATGTCCTTTACAGCCATGGCCGTCACTACTTTTTTCCGGAGCGGTTCCATTTTGGACTTCAAGCTATTCAGTGCCTTGGTTGCCGGAGTTGCATCCAGTTTTGCCTGGTACTTTTCCTTCCAGGTTTTCTCCATCTCCTCACGGGTTTTCTTAACATCCTCCCGGAAAGAAGTTTGTTCTTTCTTTATGATCCGGAGAGTTGCCGTGACATTATCCTTAATGCTGATACTTCCTATCACACTCATTTGTCACTTGCACCCCCGTTCCCTTCAAAAGCAAACAGCTTTCTTCTTTCCTCTATGGCCGTCTCCATGGAAGCAAAATAAAAGAGCCTTTCCTCCAGGCTCAGATTCAGGATATATTCAGGTGTGATTCCCTTCTGCAGATAAAAGTGCAGGAAATAGGTTTCTCCGTCTCGGCTTATGAGTTTTTTAATTCTTCAACCACAGTGACCTTCTTATTTCCGAGTACACCGGAAAGCTTCATGATCTCTGTAGCGATTTCTGTTATCTCGCTCATTTCAAAGATATTCACCACTTCCGGATATGTCTGGATCAGTCCCTGATTCATCATCTCCTGTGCGACTTCTTTTAAGTTCGGTTCCACAACGGCCAGATAAATCGTATATTTATCTGCCGCATTCGGATCGTTCTCATCTTCGATTTCCGTACACTCTACGATTTCAGGATAATCCAGGTTACGGATTTTAATATTTTCATCCAAGCTCGGAATATGTAATGTGCGGTATTTTCTGACCTTTTTCTCCTGAAAGCGCTTGATCGCCTTGTTAGTAAAACTCTTAAATACCTCGCTCTTATCTTTATCCATGACTGTTTCCTCCTCTTATGCTGCAATCTGATCCAGGTTCTGCAGATCAGACGGTGTGAAGCCGATGCTGGTTTCTTCCTCGACAATTCCGCCTTTTTCCCAGTTGACCACCGGAAGTTCAGTGTGCCATACATTGTTAGCTGACCAGCGCTCTGTCTGTCCATTCACGGCATCCGGATCTTTCAGTTTTGCAATAATCTGGCAGCGCACATCCTTGCCCTTCTTCCAGCTTTCCAGGATCGCTTTTGCCCTGGTATAAACCTTTTTTACGGTATAGGAGCCTTCTCCCTTTAATCCGGTAATCTTAGAGTCCACATCAATGCCGATCTGGACATCTTCACGGTTGGCCGTTACCTTTAACTCGATCTTAGAAAATTCAAAGATTTTCTCGCCATCGATCCAAAGCTCTCCCCAGGTACCGGAAAGAGTTTTGTTGCCTCTGATACTCTCTGCCATTGTCATTCCCTCCTTACATGTTTACTGTCATTTTCAGATCTTCCATGGCATCCACAAATTTCACGTTGCTGGTCACAAAGACCTTGCTTCCCGTATTTGCTTCGGCCACCGCCGTATCATCCATTTCTGATGTGTCAGTGCCCCGTCCTTCCAGGTAATTCCTCTGGGCATCTACATCTACAGATACGGTATTGTCATAACTGCGATCCAGGACATCCCCAAGAAGCTCCTTATGGTAAGAGCTGATGGCTGCCACAAACATCTGCTTGTTGTCATAGTCATTGATGACTTTGCCCACATAATACTTTTCAAATGTATCCCGGATATCATCCATGTAGAGATCCATGCCCTCCACGATCTTGATCTTCCGAAAATCTTCCGTTTTGGTGGCAGTAAAGGAAGTCAGGCTGTTCACACCGCGCCCAATCTTATACTGGCTGCCATCAAAGGTAAGGATCAGTTCGCCTGCATCGATCCGCTCATTCGGATCATCCGGCACTTCTGCCGAAGAAACATCGTTCAGAACATAAAAGGTACTGCTTCTGGAAAGAGACAGTCCAGCAAGGATTCCTGCGATTCGCGCACAGTATTCCGCTGCAGTATGCTTTTTCCCGGTAACAGATGAGGTAATGTTCTCTGTGGTAAAGTTGATAATTCCCTCATGATCTCCCGCATAATGGGGAAGAACTACCTTGAAGGTCTTCTTTTCATCATTGCGGTACTGCTTGATCCAGGCTCCGATCATCGTAGTATCTGCCGCCTTAATTCCAGGGATGCACAGATAATTCCATTTTAAGTCCTTTAACTTCTTCAGAACCGCATTGTAGCTTTCTACATTGGTGGCCACTCTCATGGCGATCACTTTTGAAGGCGCTCCTTCATAGATCAGCTTCAGATAATTGTAGTTATCCTCCGTCCACTGAGTGAAATCCACATCATCCACTTTGTTGTAAACATTCTGTTCTTCACCTTCCGTGTCATCTTTCAAGATAACCGCCACAATTCCTCTGGCACTGCGCTCAATAGCACTAACGCCTTTTGACTGGAAGATAAAGTTAAAATTTGGTAATCCCAGACTCATGTTTACTCACTCTCCTTTTTCAGTGATACTCCCAGCTCCTCCATCCGGTCATTTGCAACCTTCTGTTCTTCGGAGTGCCGGAAATTGATAGTAAAAATGTAGTGGAGAACGTGATCCACTACATTGATGTCCGCATTCCCGATGGTGATCTTCCTATCGCCAAACGAAAGCACCGGACGAATGGCTGCGTCAATTTCAGCAGCTTTAATGAGATAAGCATTATTGCTTTCGCCCTTCTCATGATAGGTAACATCCACCATGACGCTCATGTCCGTGTAAATTCCATCCACAGTTACAGGACTTCCTGGCTTCAAATCCACAAAATACCAGGTTTTAGGCTGTTCCACTCCATGGGCCGGGTCTGTACTTTTGATCTCTTCAAAAAAGACATCTGTATCCGGATCTATCTTCTTTAAGACACGGATCAGCGCGTCTTTTATCTGCAATACTGGATTTTCCATCATTTCTCCTTAAACCAAATCATGCGTATTTAAAAAATCAGCCAACCAGGCCCGCAAGTAATCTGGAAGCTTCCGATCCATTTCCTGCAGAGACACCTCCAACATATGAGCGCCTTTTTTAAAGCCGCCGCCCTTCATGCGATGCCCATACTCCACAGGCTCTGCATATTCCACATTATTGTAAATTTCAATATAGTAGGTGTCTCCCCGTTTTTCGATAGTTCCCAAGTTCCAGGCATCCCGTAAACGTCCAGTCTGAACCGGAGTCAGTTCTTTTGCTTTTCCAAGCGCCTGCTCCGCAATGTCAATGACCATTTGTTTAAATTCTTCCGGGTATTGCCGGTCTATGATCTGGGCCAGGTTCTTTTCCCACTCATCCAATCCGTCAAAGGTATATTCTGTACTCATCAGACCACCGGATTATCCAGACGAACTGGAACATTATTGTGGGACGGCTGCCGTTCAGCAGCTCCAGCCAAAGCTTCTATAACCTTTCCAAGCCGGGAAATTACCAGGAAATCATTTTCCAGGATGTCGATCTCCGGCCTTACAAAAAGGCTGTATGAAGTATCTGCAGATGCCGTGGAGCTGCTCTGTGCCAACGCTCCGCCGCT